GCTGGCGCCCTGGACCGGGTGCTGCGCGGCTACGTCTCGCGCTTAGAGCAGCGCGAGCCAGCCCAGTTCCTGCAGGGGCGCCGGGTCAAGCTGGCGCATTTCGAGCACTCCCAACTGGTCAGCGCCCGGTGTGCCTCGATCCTCAAATTCATGTGGGGCGGTGATCAAAAGACGCCCCCGGTCCTGAAGTGGGCCGAGGTCAACGCCCGCATTGACTGCGGCTACCGCTCGTTTGACGAGGCGTTTGGTGGCAAAGCCCAGCGCGAGCAGTACCTCCAGCTGGTGCGCGCCGGGGGCTACTACCAAGTGCGCCGCCACCTGCAATCCGTAGATTTAAGCGTAAGTCCGACCGTAAGCACCCCGTAAATCCATGAACAAAATTTGAGGTGCCATTTCAACAAGGAGGCACCTCACATGCACAAACACCCCTGCGGCGAAAGCCGGCCCATCCACCCGCAGCGCGCACGCCCCATACCGCGCTTAGCCCTTAACGAGACCGAGCTGGCCCAGCGCTGGGGCCTGTCGGTTAAAACCCTGCGCCGCTGGCGCCAGGAGCAACTCGGGCCGATCTTTTGCAAGCTCGGCGCCCGCGTCACTTACTTGCTGGGCGACATCGAGGCCTATGAGCGCCGGGTCTCGCGCCACTCCACCTTTGCCCGTGCCTACCCTTAAGGAGACCTGCATGCACCCGTTAACCGTATTTCCTGCGCACCTGACCGAGCTCAGTGTGCACCAGTTAGCCCAACTGCCGGCCCACCAGCTGCAAGAAGCCGATGCCAACCTGGACGCTTTGGTGCTCTGGGCGCGCCAGACCCGCAGCAAACTCGACACCGCTTTGGAGCAGCGCTTTGGCCCCCAGGGGCGCAGCACCCTGCTGAGCAGCGGGCGAGACTTTGGCACCGCCCATTTCCAGGACGGCGCCTTGCGCATCAAGTTTGACTTACCGAAAAAAATCAGCTGGGACCAGCCGCTGCTCAAAGAGATCGCCCAGCGCATCAGCGCCGCTGGCGAGGCGCCCGAGAGCTACCTTGACATCAAGCTCTCAGTCCCCGAGTCACGGTATGCGAACTGGCCGCCGGCCCTGCAGCAGCAGTTCGCGCCAGCGCGCACCCTGGAGCCGGGCAAGCCCAGCTTTGCGCTCACGCTGGATGCGCCACAGGAGGTGCTGTGATGCTGCCCATTATTTCAGCCGACCAGCGCCTGGCGGAGAAACGCTGCGCCAAGATCGCTCTGATCGGGGTGCCCGGCTCGGGTAAAACCTCCCAGATCCGCACCTTGGATGCCCAGCGCACCTTGTTTGTCGACACCGAAGCGGGCGACCTGTCGATCCTGGACTGGGCGGGCGACACCTTGCGCCCACGCACCTGGCCCGAGTTTCGTGATCTGGTGGTGTTTCTGGCCGGCCCCATGCCCTCAGCCAGCGCCGAGCAGGCGTTCTCGTCGGCCCACTTTGCCCATGTCTGTGCCCAGTTCGGTGACCCGGCCCAGCTTGCCAAGTACGACACCTACTTTGTCGACAGCCTGACCGTGTTGTCGCGCATGTGCCTGGCCTGGTGCAAAAACCAGCCCGGCGCCTTTAGTGAAAAAACCGGTAAACCCGACAGCCGCGGCGCCTACGGCTTGTTGGGCCAGGAAATGATCACGGCGCTGACGCACTTGCAGCACGTGCGCGACAAGCACGTGATCTACGTCGCCATCTTGGAAGAAAAAACCGATGAGTACAACCGGCGCCACTTCGGGCTGCAACTCGAAGGCAGCAAGACCGCCTTGGAGCTGCCCGGGGTCCTTGACGAGGTGATCACGCTGGCCCTGCTCAAGACCGAGGACGGCACGCCCTACCGCGCCTTTGTCACCCGGGCCGACAACCCGTATGGCTACCCCAGCAAAGACCGCTCGGGTCGCCTGGACGCCTTGGAGGCGCCTGACCTTGCCAAGCTCATCGCCAAGTGCCTCAGCCACGACCGCCAGACCCCAATCCCCACTTTCAACTAAAGGATCTTCATGAACCCCTCCTACACCAGGACACCCCCCGCCCCAGTGACCTCCTGGAATGACTTCAACGACGCGCAGGCTCAGCAAGGCGCCTATGACCTGATCCCCAAGGGCAGCTTGGTGGCGGTGCGCATGAGCCTCAAACCTGGCGGCTTTGATGACTTCAGCCAAGGCTGGACGGGCGGCTACGCCACCCAGTCGTTGGAGAGTGGCGCGGTCTATTTGGCCGCTGAGTTCATCGTCACCGCCGGCCCCTTTGCCAAACGCAAGCTGTGGTCCAACATCGGACTGCATTCAGCCAAAGGCGCGATGTGGGGCCAGATGGGGCGTGCCTTTATCCGCGCCGCCTTGAACAGTGCCCGGCGCGTGGCGCCACAAGACCACAGCGCACAGGCCAATGAGGCCCGGCGCATTGGCAGCTTTGCCGAGCTCGACGGCCTGGAGTTTTTAGCCCGCGTTGATGTGGAAAAAGATGGCCGCGGTGACGAGCGCAACGTGATCAAACTCATCATCGAGCCCGACCACAAAGACTACGGCGCCCACATGACGCACTTGATGCCAGTGCCGCAGACAGCACAGATGACGCAGCACATGGCGCAGCTGACACAGACGGCACAGACAACACAGCCGACACTGCCAGTGCCCAGCGCACCCACTGCCGCAGCCCCGGGCAAGCCGGCCTGGGCGCAATGATGGGCGCCGCGTGTGAAGTGCTGGATCTGCGCCCGCCAGGCGCGCGCCTATGGCCATTCAGAAAATCGCCACCGCATCGGCGACCCCCGGCGCTATCCCGTCGACTGGGTGTTTTGTTCGCGGCGTTGTCAGGCCGCGTTTCACCAATGCTACGGTGCTTGGCGCGCTGCGCTGGCGCAAGGCCTGCCCGGGGAGGCTGCCATGGTTGATGTCACTGCGTTAGAACAAGCGGCCATGCGCAGCTGCCTCAAAGCCTTTGGCACGGCTGCCAGTGCCATCGGCTTTGAGCTGGCCTTGGGCGCTTACTCCGAAGCCCAGGCGCTGGGTGTCATTGAGGCGATTGTGGGCTGCTATGTGAGCGAGATGGTGGCCCAGCATGAGCGCAGCCACTACCCGGCGGTGCGCATGCCCGGGCGCACGCCTGTGCGGGATCCCTTTCAAACGCCGCGGCAAAACTCGTCGCAACACTCGGTGCAAAACTCGCTGCAAACCTCAGACCCTGAGCTCTCAGACAACCCGTTTGAGGGCATGGTGGGCGACCAACCGTGGGAGGACGCGCCATGATGGACTTCAACTCCACGCGGGTCTTGTCCGAGCGGCTTGAGACCCTGATCGAGCAGGCCCTGCAAGCCCAGCAGCAGGCCACCCCGGCGCGCGACTACCTGGGCGCCTCAAGGCTGGGGGCGGCGTGTGAGCGCCAGCTGCAGTTCGAGTACGTCAAGGCTGCAGTGGACCCCGGGCGGGCCTTCTCGGGGCGCTTGCTGCGCATCTTTGAGCGCGGCCACCAAAGCGAGCAAATGGTCATCGGCTGGCTGCGTCAGGCCGGCTTTACGCTGCACACCGAGCGTGCCCAGGGTCAGCAGTTTGGCTTTGCCAGTGCCGGTGGACGTCTGCGCGGGCACATTGATGGCGTGCTGATGGCCGGCCCACAGGGCTTTAGCTACCCCGCCCTTTGGGAAAACAAATGCCTGGGGAGTAAATCCTGGCGCGAGGTGCAAAAAAAGTCGCTCGCCCAAGCCAAGCCCGTCTACGCCGCGCAAATCGCGCTCTACCAGTGCTACCTGGGCCTGCACGAGCAGCCCGCGCTGTTTACCGCGGTCAATGCCGACACCATGGAAATCTACGCGGAGCTGATTCCCTTTGATGCGGCGTTGGCGCAGCGCATGTCCGACCGTGCGGTGCGCGTGATCGAAGCCAGTCAGGCCGGTGACTTGTTGCCCCGCGCCTTCACCGACCCCGCCCACTTTGAATGCAAGTTTTGCGCTTACACACAGCGCTGCTGGAGTACCCCTCAATGAAACCGATCGACACCAAACCCCCTGCAATCATGGCCTGTGATGCCCCGACTGAGGGCGCCGCTGATGACCTCTCCGCTGAGCATGAGGACGACCATGACCCTGACCCTGATCACAGCGCCCCAGGCATGAGCGATGCCCGCCAGGCAGCCCAAGGTTTGCGCCTGCCGCTGTTTTGGTTCACCGACCACCGGGTGCGCACGCGCTACCGCATCCCGCACTATGAGCTTGGGCGCCTGGTGCGCTTTCGCATGCAGGAGTTA